GTTTGATGTCCTCTTTCGGTTCTATGAATATGCTGCCGTTAGACTTGAAGTCAAAGCGTATCGAGGTGGCTTCCTCGTCGAACTGTGCGTCAGGCGGAAGCATCGCCCCCGTGTTGTTTCGTGGGTTGAGCCAGTCCCGGATGCACCAAAACAGGTAGGCTCGCATATTCAGGAACTTGTACTGCCCTGTAATATCCGTAAGGTCACGACCGCTACGGGCTTTGGCAGCTTCGCTGTACTTGCAGCTTATGATGAATTGCGCCTTGTCAAGCTCAATGCAGCGGCTGTAAACCCCTGCGCCCTCGCCGATGGTGTCAATGCTTACATACGCCTCAATCTGCCTGCGTCGGTAGGCGGCTATCTTCCCGGCAATGCCCATGTGGTCTGCCGCTCCGCCGCTGTTATGGGTTTGGAACGGTGCGACCCATGCGCCCTTGCGCTCGCAGAAACAGGTGTTGTCACGTCCCATTCCTGCCACATCCACGCCGAGGATACGGGTGTCGTTGCCGAGTGGTTCCCGTCCGTTAGCCTGTTTCCAACGCTCGTGTGCCAACTCAAGCCACTGCTCCGGGATAAGCACGTCGTCGGAGACTTTCGGGAACTTGCCGAGGACTTTCTTGCGGAAGTAGTCCTCCGGGCGATACCAACGACCCTCAAACTCGAAGTCGTCCATTTCAACGAGTACTTCGCTCTTGTTAATGGGCGTACACCAGTTTTCGACCTTATCCACGACCCACTCGTAATCGACCTGCCCCGGTATGACTATTCGCTTCTCCACCACGTTTGGTGCCGTGAGGTTGTTAAGGCTGAACCTCGTCCAACGGTCTCCCTTTTGGCTCTTTGCAGCATAGCCAATCGTTGTGTTGGGGTTGAACACGAGCAGGATGCGGCTGTCGCCTTGCAGGTTTCCCTCTATGGCGGCAAAGGTGTCGTCGCCTATACCTGTCGCCTCGGTAACGACGAACATCGTGTGTACGGCGTGGAAGCCTGACCAAGCCTCGTGATTATGCTCGTCGGCTTTGAAGCCTGTCAAGAACCATTCGGCATAGTCCGTTCTTATGTCAGCGGTCGTCAAATGCCCCGGCAGCAGTATTCCCCTCGCTTTCGCCCGATTGTAGAGGCGGCTGATTTCAGGCATCATAATGTTCTTTACCTGACGGTCAGTCGGTCCGGTCAAAGCTACTTTCGTGTTTTCGGCAAGCTCCACTTCGCCGTTGGCGTTGCGCCTCCATCGGGGCGTAAGGTACAGGAATGACATAGCGGCACAGGCTGCGACAAAATCCTTTCCACGTGCCGTCCCGGAAGCCACAGAGGTACGCCTGTTGTGCTGTACGCTTGACAGGATAGCCTGCTGCTCTTTGTCAAGGTACACGCCAAAGGCTTCATGCACGAACTTGTTCCAATCCGCACGCCAAGCGTCTATCAGACCAAGACCTTTTTGCCGTATGATGTCTTTCCGTTTCTTCATTGCTTGATTTTTGCCCGTTTATTTGACTTCTGCCGCCTTTTCTTTCGTGATATAATACTTGCCCGTCGGAAGCGAAACAAAGCGTCTGTGGGGCTGAAAATAGCCTCATTCGCCGCCTTGTTGTTCCGCTTCATCCAACATCCCGCTCTCGATAAGGAACGAGGCGAACGACATACCGCCCTGTATGTCCTTTTTCTCCGGGGCATACAAGCCGAGCAGCTTGCGCCGTTCTGCGAGCTGCATGCGGATTTCGGATATGTAGGACGGGTCGCCAAGCCTGATTACCTCCGTTTCCGTCCGCTCTGTCTGATAGGTGCGTATGGAGGTCTGCCCTGTTTCGTTGTCACGGGCAGGAGAGCCTTTCTGCTTCCGGGCTGTTTTCGTGTAGTCCGTCTTTGACTTCTCCCACTGTTCCCACAGTTCCCGGACGGTGTCGTCAATGCGTTCCAATTCAAGCTGCAGGGCTGCGTCCATATCCTCGATACGGTTCTCGCGCCATTCTTCGAGCAAACTTTGAATGTCGCTGTGGCAGGTCGCTATTGAGTAGGTTTTCAAGGCGAGCCGCTTCATCACTTCGGACTGTATCTTGCGTATGCTGTAGCCCCGTTTGTAAAGCGTCGCCACGATTTCAAGACGGGCGAGCTTTACCTGTTGCCGTTTCTTGTCTTGTGGTTTACTCATGTCAAAGCTCCTTTGTCAGTTTTAGAAATTCCTGATAAAATTCGAGGTTGCAACTCGACAATTCAATATACGTTCGCCCGAACTCCGGGAACGTGTGTACGGCAAAATGGCTCTCCGTAAGCAGCCATAATCCTGTATAGCCTTGTGGCGTAAAGTGGTGGTCTGTAAAGCACAGGATATTGAAGCCGGACTTGCGGAGGGCTTCATCAAACATCTGCCGTATCTTCTGTGGGTTCGTTTCCTGAATCCACTCTGAAAAGTTCCAAATCTTCGCTTGCATATTCTATCTTTTTGAAGTTGTTTTTGATTTCCTTTGCCTTTCCCTTGTAGAACACGAGGATATTTTGATGCATTTTGGCTATCTTTCGGCTTTCCATATACCGTCCAGCCCTTAACGCTGTCGATGCGCCTGTTTCTATCAGGATGATTTCGTTATACAGGCTCATTCCGTTGTCTTTGAAGATGCGTTTGATGTCGCCGCAGAAATCGTAATAAAAGCCTGTTTTCTTATCCCTTACGTCGCCGACTACGATAACGGCAAATCGATTGTCTTTCAAACAGCCTATCGCTCCCGTGAAAGCGTTTCGGAGTATGCCGATAAAATCCTCATAGCTGTCTTGGTTGCTTGCGTCGTTAGGGAGGTCGCTGTACACCTCAAGGTCAAAGTACGGAGGGCAACTGAAAAGCAGGTCTTGGCTGTTGGGAGCTATGTGTTTCGCCACATTCTGTCCGTCGTCACAGATATACCGTGCGCTCATTTCCGCTACACGCTCGTTGTTGAGCTGTGCCTGTTCCGGGCGTAGTTCAATTCCGACAAACTTATTTCCGAGGTAAGCAGACACATACCCGAACACGCTATCCCCGGCGAAGCAGTCAAAGGTCTTGCAGTTATCCAAGCCGAACCACCTGCACACCACCTCCGCCATGACAGGGTCAAGCAACGACACGCCCTGTGATAAGATTTTCTTCGCTTCCCGTTCTTTCACTTCCTCCGGCACGTACTTGTCGAGGTATTCCTTGAACGATAGACCGAGTTCCTCCCTGTGCTGACGGGTTTTCTGATACAGGTCTTTGTACTTGATTTCGGGCGACTGTATCAGCGTGTCGTTACGGCTTTCTCCAAAATCACCTATCAGCTCACGCCACATCTTTTTGCGTTTCTGCCAATAGCCTTTCCGGGTATCGAGGATAGAGAACGGAGGTACGACAAAGCGGTCGTTCAGCGTTGATTTCGGCTCGCTTCCTCCTTGCATATCTCCGCCGTCAGAACTTCCCCCGGCATTGTCCTCCTGCCATACGTCCACGCCCCAATCCACGAGGTCGTCGTTGTCCCATTCGTTGGCGAGCGCATCCATATCCCACTCTCCGAAACCGACGTTATCCTTGATGATGAACTCTCGCTGCTCTGCGTCTGTCAGCTTGGAAGCCCTGATAACGGGTGCCGTCGGCTTGTCTTTCCACCTCAGCCAATACTCGACGAGGTTGTCCTGTTCCGCCTGCGTCTTTTTCTGAAAGTCACGTATGCCGGAAAGCCTTTCCCTTAACTCGTCCTCCGACATATCGGCTATGGCTGACAACGCCCGGTAACGCATATTGCCTCCGAGGGCAACCATCGTGTTATCCACGACGATAGGTCGTAGGTCGAGCATCTTCGGCAGGGCGAGCAGGGAGTTTATCAGTTTCTCGAATTTGTCATTCTTGATAGTTCGAGGGTTCGCAGCGTTAAGTTCTATCTGCGACAGGTTTACGAGTTCTGTTTTCATAATTCCCAAGGTTTATCGTTCTGAAATTCCCCGAACAGTCCCCAACGGCACATTGAGGCGTAAATGGGCGTGTCGAGCTTGAATGCCCGGCGCAGCTCTGTCGGGTCGATAGTCTGCGTGCCCTCGCACAAGACATTGCCGACAGCGTCGCAAACGGAAATATCGACTTCCTGCTTTCCTATGCAACAGGCGAGGGAGGTGTACACGTCGCATCCGTATTCTTCTGCGTACTGC